CGACCCCGGCGAGTTCCGAGAGGTGACTTCGTCTAGTGTCCGCACGTGACGACGCGCGGATTGAAAACGGCTGTTAGAGTTTGACGCGAACGCAGCAGCGTCCACCAAGCGAGGCACTATGGCGAGCGAACCAGTTACCGGCCGCGCGGGCGGCGTGATCGTCGAAGCGGCGCAGGCCGCATGCGCGAGCGCCAACGCACGACTGAAGGAGATCATCGACGCCGAGGGCGAACAGAACCCGCGGCTCGTGATCGTCACCGATGGTGGCAAGAAGCTCGAGATCCCGATCGCCGCGCTGAAGCCGGAGCGTGGCGTCGACTACGTGACGCGCGCGATCGCGCAGCGGATCACGAAGTCACCGGATCCGGATCCGGCGCCGGCCCAGTAGGCTCGCGCCGTTGCTGTAGCACGACGCCGCGCAGCAGGGGCTGCGGGCGAACACGGGAGGGGTGGGGATGGCATGGGCATGCGCGTCCGTTCGCGCAACTGCTGGATCTGTTTCGAGCCAGCGCTCTCCGAATCCGGAGCAGCGCTGGAACCCTTCGAGCCGAGCATCGCACTGGCGGCGGTCGCGCACGTGCGGTGCCTCCCGCTCGCCGAACTCGCGCGTCGCTCCGTTTATCGCGCTGACGGTGAGAAGCTCGGCCCCAATCGCGAAGCAAAGCTCCACGTCCGCACGAGCGGGAACGGTCTGTTGTGCAAGAACGACCTCGAGCCCAAGCGCCGCGTCGGCGCGCTCCGCGAGTTCGGTGGCGTGCACCGCTTCTCGCAGCGATCGGACGCGTGTGTCGCCTGCGCGCGCGAGCTCGAGGCGCAGGTTGCGCACACCATCGATCGCTCTCGCGCGCAGGCGAGGGTCGTGACTTCCGAATCATCGTAACGCCATGAAGACACTTCTCCTGATCGCGGCACTCGCGCTGGTGGGCTGCTCCGACGTGACGGCGCCGCGCGCGCCCGAGAAACACAAACGCTGTCACGTCGAGCACCACCGCAAGCCGCACCGGAACGCGCATCACGATGAGCTGCATCCGCAGTCGCCGCTGCGGCTCGCTGGGCCTCGGCGAGTGAGGGGTTGGTGAGACTCCCCAGGGGCGCCTGACCCATGACCTTCCTCACGTTCGGTCGCCACGCGAAACGCAACGGACCGCAGCGCCGCCTCCAGGCGACAGGACCCGCTGGTCCTGGGAACTACTACGCGAATCGCTACTACGCGCGTCGCTACTACGCGGAGCGGTATTTCCGGTGATCACCGTCCTCGTTGTCCTCGCCGGCGCCAGCGCTCTTCTCAGCGGATTCACGCTCGCGATCGTTGCGCGCATGGAGCGTCGCCAGCTCCAGCTCACCACGCCGCGAGGTTCCGTCGCATTGACGGCCGAGCCGATTGGCGCGCCGCACGTCGCCGCCGGATCCGGCACTGGCCGTCCGCACTACGTCGTACAGCGCCACGATCGACTCACGACGAAGATCGAGTACGAAGGCTTCGATTCCGACGTCGCTGTGGCGACGTGGGCGCAGCTCGAGCGCGACCCAGAGTCGTTCCCAGGCACGCACGAGTTTCTCGAAAACGGTCGTCGTCGTGGTCATCGACTCGCGGGACAGTCATGACCGGAATCAATCAACTATCCCCAGCGATCGTCGATGAGTTCGCGCGACTCAAAACGCTGGCGCGGCTGCAGTCACGCGCAATCGACTGCAACAACTCATTAGGAGAGTGGCTCATGGCGACGAACGCGGAAATTCTCGCGAAGCTGGACGAACTCGAGGCAAAGAGCGATGCCGACCAGGCGCAGGACCAAGCAACAGTCGACGGCCTGAAGGCGGAGATCGACGATTTGAAGGCGCAGTTGGCGGATGCGCAGATCGACCCGGCAATCATCGCCCGCATCGACGCGATCGCGGCGAAGATCCTGCCCGCGACTCCGGCGACGGATGGAACCGTCCTTCCGGGCGAGACTCCGGTGCCGACGGAGCCCGGCACGTGAACGTTCGTGCGCTCGCACTCGCACTGGCGACCGGCGCAGGGGCCGGCGCTGGTGCGACTGCGCTCGTCACGTCCGGCGCGCGTGAGTCGATCACCGTCGCGCTGGGCGACACGATCCAGCCGCGGTTCTCGGTCAAGACCGACAGCGTACTGAAGGTCGTCGGATCGAAGATCGTCGCGGCGAAGTGCGGCGACAGTTTCATCTATTTACGGAACTGGAAAGGCACCACGCAACTCAGCGCGGACACCGTCGCAGTGCACGTGCTCTGCCCAACCCAGGATACGACGATCGCCACGTTGCAGTTGTTCACGCGGTTCGTGTCGATGGGCGGGAAGCTCGTCGGCATCATGGATTCGAGTTTTCGCGTGGGGCAGTCGCGGTGCATCTACGCGGTCGCCAAGAACGCGGCGGGCGAAGTCCTTACGGGCAAGCCCGTCACGTTCACCAGCAGCAACACGAACGTCGTGACGATCGGTCCGGGCTGCCCGGACACCACCGTTTCCCCTAGCCTGAGCTTGGGTCGCATGGCGCTAGCCGTTCGCATTTCCGACAACTTCAGCCGCGCTGACGGCGGACTCGGGGCCAACTGGTTGACGTCGCCGATCACAGACGGCGACCTCAGTCTCGTGAGCAACGAGGCTGCGGTCGCGACGATCGCTGGCATCGCGGCTCAGTATTACGACCAGACGTTACCAGACGACCAGTGGGCCGAAGTCGAGCTACGGACCATCGGCACAGGTGTGGACAACGGCGCTGGCGTCATCGTTCGTGGCAACGGCGGTGACTTCTACCTCGTTCAGAGTAGTCAGAGCGAGACGCGACTGTACAAGCGCGTGTCCGGGAGCTTCACGCAGATCGGCCCGGACGGACCGGCTGGCTCGACGGGCAACAGGCTGCGGCTCGAAGCGCATGCCGACCAGCTTTCGGTCTTTCTCAACAACTCGCTGATTATTGGCCCGGAGACCGACGCAAGCATCGCGTCAGGTAAGGCGGGGCTGTGGGGCACGAACCCAGGCACTCCTACTCTCGACAACTTCCTGGCGGGTTCGTTCGGCGTTGCACCAGCAGGCACGCCGAACAGCGCGAACTCGACGACGCCTGTCTCGATCACGCTCGGCACGCTCGTCGATGGACTGCTGGTGGTCTCGATCAGCCACTGGCACACTGGCCCGTCTCAGGCGTCGGTGACGTACAACGGCGTGGCCATGACGCGGGCAGCGGAGCAAGGCGTCAACCACGGAGGAACGGGACTCAATCGCGTCGTCACGATCTTTGAGCTGCCGGTGGGAAGCGGTGACGCGGTGGCGCGAAACCTCGCGATCTCGTTTGATGCGGGCGTGAGCGAGTACGAGGTCCTGGTGGACCGGTACGAGGGAGTCGATCAGACCACGCCAGTTGGAGCTGCCGTCACCGGAACCGGAGCCACGACGACAGCCGGCGTCACGGCGACACTCTCTGTGCCCACGACGAGCGACGGCTCTCTGGTGGCCGCTATTTCCGGCTCTGCGGGTTTGGGCTTGTACACGGCCACGCAAACGCTCCGCATCGCTGCCGAAACCGGCGTGAGCGCGACGGGTGCCGCTCAGCAAACCGCAGTGGGCACCGGCAGCAACGTCACTCTCGGATGGGGGAGCGTTGCCAGCCTACCCTACGCGCAAGCGGCACTGCCGCTGCTGGCCGCAGGCGGCGGCGGAGGTGGGGGAGGAGTCGTTCAGCGGCGCACGCTCGGTCGGCTCGGAACGCGCGTCGGGTCGCGACAGGCTCACTGAACGATGAAGCGAATTCTCTCGGGGTCGACCAATGCGCGCGACGACCTCGAGTTCCTCATGGTCCAATCGGCGGACCACATCACCGGCGCGACGGGACTCGCGCCGACGGTCACGCTTCGGAAGGCTGGCGGATCGTTCGCAGCTCCCGCTGGCGCGGTATCAGAGATCGCGAATGGCTGGTATCGGGTCGCCGCGAACGCGACGGACAACAACACGACCGGCGCACTCATTCTCCACGCGACCGGCGCCGGCGCGGATCCCACGGATAAGGAGTTTCAGGTCGTCGCGCACGACAACGTGAGCACGGCAACGCCGAGCGTGGGCACGGCAACGAGCGTGAGCGGCGCCGTCGGCTCCGTGACGGGCAATGTCGGCGGGAATGTGGTGGGCAGCGTGGCGAGCGTCACCAACGACGTCGGCATCACACAGGCGGGCGCCGACAGAGTGTGGAGCACGACCACCCGCGCGCTCACCGACAAGATTGGCTTCGCACTCTCGGCGGCGGGCAACCTCGCGATTTGGGACGTTGCATCGTCGCTGCTCACGACTGTCGGCTCGATCGGCAAGCGCATCGTCGATTTCCTCACCGGCGACAGCTTCACCCGGCTCGGCGCTCCCGCAGGCGCGAGTATCGCGGCCGACGTCGCTGCGATTCAGTCGGACACGGACAACATCCAGACGCGGCTGCCGGCAGCGCTCGTCGGCGGCCGGATCGATGCGAGCGTTGGCGCGATGGCCAACGACGTCATCACCGCAGCTGCGACGAACGCTGATTTCGCGACAGAGGTTGTCACCGCGATTTTCGCCCGCTCATTCGGCGCCAACTACGGCAATCGCACCTTCGACGAGATCATGAAGATCCTCGCGTCGGAGTCCGCGGGAAAAGCCAGCGGCATGGCGACGTCGACCAACGTCTTCCGGTCGCTCGGCGACACGCACGACGTGATCACAGCGACGACCGACGTCGACGGCAATCGCACGGTGGTCACGCTCAACCCATGAGCAGCAAGAAGGTCTCGCCGAAGGCAGCGCTCTCCGCGCGTGCGGCCCGATTTGTTGAGGAGTATCTCAAGGACCTCAACGCGACAGCCGCGGCGCGTCGTGCGGGCTACTCGGCGAAGACGGCGGGACAGATCGCCGAGAAGCTGCTCAAGGATCCGCGGATCAAGACAGCGATCAGCGCGGCGCTTGCCGCGCGGTCGAAGCGCGCGCGCGTGAAAGCCGATCGCGTGATCCAGGAGCTCGAGGATCTCGCGCTGTTCGATCCAGGGGACGTGTTCGACTTCAACGGCAACACGATCACGCTGCGGCGTGCGGCGGACATCCCGGAGCATGCGCGGCGCGCGATCTCCTCCGTCAAGATTGTCGGCAAAGGAGCGAAACAGCGCGTCGAGGTGCGACTCTGCGACAAGAGCGTGAACCTGACGACTCTGATGCGTCATCACGGGTTGCTGATCGATCGCGTGAAGGTCGAGGACGGCGTGAGCGAGGAAGAGCTCGAGACGCGGGTGACCGGGCTGCTGCAACGCGCGGCCGCGCGGCGCAAGGCGGCGTTGTCCGGATCCGGCGCATGACAAGCGTCACCGAGCTGCTCGACTACCTCGACGCCGACGAACGCGACCAGGTCAAGCGCGACGTGGCGCAGCTGACGAAGCTCCGCGGCCCGGAACCTGACGTCGCGTATCAAACGCGGCCGATCGCCTGGGCGCACGACGTCCTCGACATTCCCGAAGAAACGATCCGGTGGTCGAGGTATCCCGGCTACGCGTTCCACACGTGGGACGGCACTCCCGATCCGCTCGCGGTCATCGCAGAAGCGCTCGCCGCGGGCCAGGATGTCGGGGTGGAATCGGGGACGGGGACCGGCAAGACGTTCGAAGCCGGCTGGCTCGCACTTTGGTTTTTCGCGTGTTGGAAAGACGCGATTGTCGGCACGTCGGCGCCGAAGAAGGATTCGCTGACGAAGCTGCTGTGGAAGGAGATCGGCCGGCATTGGCCGAGGTTCAAAAAACGCTATCCGCACGCCGAGAAGATCGAGCTCGCGGCGCGCATGCGACCCGGCGCGGACAATCAGGAAACGTGGGCGATTGTCGGTCACGTGACCGGCGTCGACGCCGGCGCGACGTCGGCCGCCGGCGGCCAGGGCTATCACGCCGAGCACATGCTGTGGATCACCGACGAGACGCCGGGCATCCATCCAGCGGCGATGGAGGCGATCCGCAATACACTCGGCGCGGAGCACAACCTCCAGCTGTCGCTGGGCAATCCGGATAGTCAGTTCGACGAATTGCACCAGTTCTGCATTCGCCCCGGCGTGGTCCATGTGATTGTGTCGGCGCTCGATCACCCGAACGTTGTGCTGGGTCGCTCGGTGATCCCGGGGGCGCAGTCACGGAAGGGCGTCGCTAAGATCGAAGCGAAGCACCCGCGCGGCTCGACCATGTACGACTCGCGCGTGCGCGGTCGTTCGCCCGAGCAGTCGGCCGAGGCGCTGATCCAGCTCGCGTGGTTGAAGGAAGCGGTACAGCGTGCGAAGGCGCGCGGTCCCGCGACAGGCCTCGAGGCGCTCGGTCTGGATCCATCGAACAGCGAGAACGGCGACAAGGCCGCGCTCGCGCGCTTCGTCGGCCGCCGACTCATGCCGCTCGAGGAATTCTTCTGTCCCGACGCGAACAAGTTCGGCCGCGACGTCTACGATCGGTTCCTCGATCCCGAGAAGGTCTCGATTCCGGTGCGGCCCGAACACATCGGCGTCGACAACGTCGGCGTCGGCGCCGGCACACTGAACGAGTTGCGGCGCCTGGCGGGTCACATGGTACAGGGGTTGAGCGGTGGCGCGTCGGTCGTCGAAGCCACACAGCGCGCGCCGGACGGTTCCGACTACGAGTGGATCGACGACTCGAACGCGTATCGGAACCTTCGCACGCAGATGTACTGGCAGTTCCGCGAGGACGTGCGCCTCGGCGTCGTCGAGATCCAGAGCGAGGATCTCGAGCTCTTCGCCGAGCTCACGAACATCAAAGCGATTCGCCGCGGCGGCTTCGTCATCGTCGAGGCGAAGGAAGACATTCGCAAACGCATCGGTCACTCGCCGAACCGCGCCGACGCGACGGTTTACGCGAACTGGGTGCGTGCGCGCGAAGCCAAGGTGCCGGACGCCGCGCCGGATCCGGCGATGAAAGCACAGCGCGATCCCGACATCGGCACCGCTTCGCACGCAGAATGGCAGCCGCAGGGCGAGCTCGTGCCGCGTGCGGCGTCGTCGGACGGCGGCGCCGACAGCCAGTTTGGCGAGGACTGGTGAAGGTAGTGACTTCCACGCCAGGGTCATCCGCTATGGAGGCAACGCATGGCTGCTCTTGATCAACTCGGAATTCGTCCGCCGGACCAATCATCCGCCGGTACGGCGGCCGCCAACGCACAGGTCCAGGTCACGCTCGCGGCGCGACCCGGCTACCGCTGGGTGGTCTGCGGCTACACGATGTCAACGGACGGCAACGTCGCTGCGACGATCACGCCGGACATTGTCAGCGGGTCCGTCGTAGTCGATCGCTTCAAGGCGCCGGCCGCCTTGCCGGTCGATCGCGTGATCGAGTTCACGCGCGGATTCATGTGCCCCATCAACACGAGCGTGGTCGCGACGCTGCCTGCGGCCGGGGCCAGCGTCATCGGCAACATCGTGCTCCGCGCGTATGAGGTCTCTGACCGATGAGCGACGAGACACCGCCTGTCGCGCCGGCGCCGAATACGCTCGAGCCGCTCACCGAGATGGAGGCATCGCTCGTCGCCGCGGTCGGCGTGTGGCGCGACGACAAGACCAAGCAGCTCGAGCTCGCGTATCAACGATTGCTCAGCGAGGCGAACGAACGCATCGCGCCGGTGCTCAAGGCGCACGGACTGCGCCCGGGCGACACGTGGGACATCCGACAGGATGCGATGTCTCGCACCGGGTGGTCGCTCGCAATCACGCGCAATCCCGAGAACACCGAGGCCGCCGCACTCGGCGCACCGGTCCGACGGAGCGATGTGAACCGAGCGGAGAAGCAGAGCCGCCGAGCGCGCGGAGCACGACGTTGATGGTCGCTGTCGTCATCGGGCTCGTCGCGCTCGCGCTCTCGTGGCGAATCGATCGATGGATGCGCGATCGACAGGCCGACGCCCAGGCGATCGAGATTCAGCGGCTCGCACAGGACCGAGACTCGCGCGAACGAGAGCTCGCGCTGCGCGAGCGTGAGATCGCGATCGCGGAGCGGAACGCGCCGTCGATCGAAGTTCCGCCGGTGACGGAGTTCCCGCCGGAGATGCTCGCGAATGCCACGAACGAGAGCGAAGAGTGGGCGCGCGAGGCTGGAATTCTGTTGATCGGTGAGGCGTACGTCGAAGCCGGTGGCGACTGGAAACGCGCGAGCACGCTGCTGTCGCATCGCTACGCGATGCAGCCGGAGTCGCGATTGCCGAGGCAGATGAGTTGATGCGGTGACCGGCGATCAGGGGATCGCCGGTGTCGTTGGGTGGTGGGGACGGGAGACGAATGGCGATTTCGCTTCGACCGCGAACACAAGCGGTGATGGATCGACTCCGCGCGGCGCCGCAAGGCGACGGCGCGCGATCGAGTTATCCCGCGCTCGTCCGCACGAATCGCCCGAATGACGGCGACGACGCGCGCCGCAAAGCGCTTGTGGCCATCTACGGTCCTGCGTTCCCGCTCGCGTTGGACGCGCCAACCGACGACGACTGGGGTCGTTGGCCGGAAATCCTCTGGGAGCAGCACCGCGAAGGCGTCGCCGACACGGTGCATCTCGGCGAACGCAATCGCCGGTTTTACTGGGGCGACCAGTGGATCTCGAGCAGCGGCGGCTCACGCGGCCCGTGGCGTGAACCGCCGACGCCAAAGAACCAGGTCCGCATCGTCGACAACCGCGTGAAGCCGGCGCTCGACTGGCGCATCCAGGTCGTCACCGAGCAGCGGCCGGGCTTTCGCTTCGAGCCGACGGACATCGATCCCGACGATAAGCGTCGCGCGGAAGCGAAGCAGAAGGGCGTCGAGTACCAGTGGCACCAGCAGAACATGCAGGCGGTGCTGCGCGAGTCCGCGTTCTGGTCGTCGCTGCATGGCGCCGCATTCCTCTATTCGTACTGGGATCCGAATCTCGGACCGTGGGACGAGCTCATGCCGGGCGAGCAGATGCCGCTCGGTGACATCGCCACGCGCGTGTTGCGCATGGACCAAGTCCGCGTCAGCGCCAACGCGACGGCGACGGTCAAGCCGCACTACTGGATCGTGCGTGAAGACATCCCGATTGCCCAGGGCATCCTCGAGCACGGCGAGGACATCGTCGAAGCCGACGTCGCCCAGGAAGCACGACAGAACGCGTCCTGGCTGAGTGGTCGCAGCGTCGGGATCGGCGTCAACGCCATCGCGCCGCTGTTTCGCTCGCAGCGCATGGTCGCGCGCTATCTCGTGTTTTGCGAGAAGTCTGATTACCTGCCCGGCGGCTGTCAGCTCGTCGTCGTCGGCAAGAAGGTGGTGTATGGGCCGAAGCCGCTGACGATCGGCCGCGCACCGATCGTGCGCGTGACGGACGGCTCGCCGGATCCGCGCTTCTTCCCGCGGCCGTTCTTTGCCGACTGGGTCGCGCCGCAGACGCAGATCAACAAACTGCAATCGCTCTGGTTTCAGTCGATCCGCGTCAACGCCGGCGGTCGCATCTTCGCGAAGCCCAACACGCTCGCGACTGAGACGCTCGTCGGCGGTGGTTTGTCGCTGGTGGAAGTCCGCACCGCAGGCCCGATCGGCAACTCTATTCTGCCGGCTGACGGGTTCAGTGTCGGCAACGACGTGAAGGAAGCGCTGCAGGTCGCGGTGAAGCGGCTGGAAGACATGACGGGCTGGAACGACACGGCGCGTGGCTCACTCGGTGGCGATCCATCGGGCCGCGCGGTGCTGGCGATCCGCGAGCAGCTCGAACGGGTGTTCGCGCCGCCGGTCGCCGCGCTCGCGCTGTCGTCCGCCGAATGGGCGGAAGTCCAGGTGCTGTGGATGCGCTGGGGCTACAAGATGCCGCGCGCGATCGCGGTGACCGGCACCGCACGGCCGGATCTCGGACGCATGCTCGTCTCCGAGGATCTCGACGGCGCCGCGGACTGTCATGTGAATCCCGAGACGATGATGCCGCAGCCGACGAGTCTCCGGCTCTTTCAGCTCGATCAGCTATACGACCGCCAGATCATCGATGGCCGCGAGTATCGTCGGCGGAGTCCCTTCGCTGAGACGTCGAACATCGAGACACCTGACGATCTGCAGGAAGCGAAAGCGAAGCGCGTGTGCGAGGCGTTCCGCCTGGGGATCGAGCCGGAGCCAATGAGCTGGGTCGATGACGAGGCGATCCATCAGGATGTGATTCAGCACGAGATTTTGCTCGCGCCAAACATCGAGCAGTACATCAAGGATCTCGCGTTTCAGCGCTGGTCGGATCTCGCCAACCAAGCGGCCGCGAAGGCCGGCGGGATGCCGCCGAGTCCCGAGGCGGCCGCCGGATCCGGCGCACCGGGCGATCAGGGCGCGCCCGGCGCCGAGAGTCTCTTCGCGCCCACGCCACAGGCGGCGCCGATCGCCGGCGCCAATCCCTCCACTGCCGCCGCACCCGCCCCGGTGATCCCATCGATGGCGGGCGCCACGGCCCAAGGCGCCGCCGCGCAGACGTTCGAGCAGGCCGCGTCGCAATGAGGAATCTCCGATGAGCACATCCGTCACGCCCGTTCCTGCGACACCCACCGCCCCGACTACGCCGACGCCGGCTCCGGTGACTCCCGCGACGCCTGCCGCACCCGCGGCGCCCAAGACACGCAGCGAAATGCGTGCGTCCATCATCGCGACGGCGGCCGCCGCGGTCACGCCGGCGGATGCGTCGTCGTCGCCTGTCGCACCGACGGCTGTCGCACCGACGGCTGCAACGGCGGAGGCCTCCACGCCGGCGCCGAAGCCGGAAGACGGCATCGAGATCGCGCCGGAGCCTGGCGCGACGGTCGAATCCGGCCCGGTGAAGCTGCGCTTCAAAGGCGCGGACGGCCAATACACGAACACACCGCCGATTCCGGCGGATCAGAAAATCGAAATCGAGATCGGCGGGAAACGCTACGTCAAAGATCTCGCTGGGATCGCGCGCATGGCCGCCGACGCCGTCGTCGGACAACGCCACGCGACCGAGAACAGCCACATCAAGACGCAGATCATCCCGCAGTACGAGCAACACATCGAGAGCGTCGAAGAGATGCTCCAGGCCCAGATCGCGCTCAACCGCGAGATCCTCAGCGACGAAGGGATCTACGCCGCGCGCCGTCAGGAGTTTGCGGAGCTCAATTCGCCGGAACGGCGCGCCGAACGTGCGGAGCGCGCCCTCGCCGATGAACGTGATCGCAACGCGGCAGACGAGCAGGGTCGCGCGCACACGGAGTACTACCAGTCGAACGTACTCCCGGAAATGCACGCCATTCTGTCGGAGTGCTCGTCGCTCACGAACGAGGAAATTCTTGGCCGGATCGCGCTCCACACGGGCGACTTGCTCGAGGGCGGCGTGGTCCCACCGAAAAACTACCCGAAGTTCGCCAGCTACCTCCGCGAGCAGCTCGCGCCATGGGCTCGAGCTGAACACGCCAAGCGTGGACAGGCGGACACCGCACGCCGCGAAGCCGAGCAACGTGCCGAGGAGGAGCGCCGCCGGGCGGCGCAACTCACCACGCGGACCGAATTGGGCGCTGCCTTGGTGCCGGCCGGAGCGCCGGCAGCGGCCGCGCCGGTCGCGTCGATCACCCCCACACCGCAAGCTCCCGCGCGATCGCGCGCGGAAGCGCGGGAACGGGTGCGCGCCGCCATGACCGCGGGGATGCAATAGCGTACGCGTTGCTCATTACGAAACACTGAAGCTCGAGGCGCAGGGGCGCCCGACAAGTGAGGGGAGGACGGGATGGCATTCACACCAGTGATGATTTCCGACACCGAGTTGGCCGGAAATCTCAAGAACGTGTACTCGGCGTACCGCCAGGAGCTGTATCCGCTGTCGACGCCGACGTTCGCGCAGATCAAGAAGGAGGGCCGCGGCGGCCCGAAGAACCTGAAGTGGGGCGGCAACGGCGTCTATTTCGACCTCGTCGCCAACCGCGCTGGCGGGTGGTCCTCGTCGACGGCCGGCAACCTGCCGGACAACCACCAGGTCACGGAAAAGCAGGGCTTCGTCGGCATCAAGCGTATCTACATCACGAAGGCGATCGACGGTCTGACAGAATTCGGGACCGACTCGAAGCAGGCCGCCTTCGTCTCGATCGGCGATCGCGTGATGAACGAGCTCGAGCAGGCGTCGAGTCTCGCGATGGAGGAGATCCTGAACGGCGACGCGCTCGGGATCGTGGCCGTGATCGGCACGGCGACGGACGACACGCATTCCACCGTGTCGAAGCCGTATGGCTATCTCAACTCTGGCGCGGCAACGACGGGCCAGGGTGGGCTGTGGCTCACCGAGGGCGAAGTGTACGCCGTGCGTTCGTCGAACGGCGTGACGCTCCGCGGCCGCGCGAAGGTGCTCACGATCACGAACACCGGCGACAACGCCGCGATCGTGTGGGGCACGGGTCTCACCGGCACGCAGGCGGGTGACATCATCGTTCGCTGCACGCCGAGCGATGACTCGTACAACGACTATCCGAACGGGTTGGGCAACATCCTGAACCGTGGCGGGGGCTACGCGTCGTTGCACAACCAGACGCCGACGAACATCGCCCGCTGGAACACCACGCGGCTGGTCGCGGGCACGGACACCGGCGATCCGAATCAGATCAACGAGATGGATCTCTGGTTCCTCGCCGCGCGCGTCGGCGCGTCGTGCGGGCTCGATCCCGAAGTCGTGAAGGATCAGTACTTCTTCCACGGCACGAAGGGCCTCGAGCAGCAGCTGATCCAGAACGGCATTGCGCAGCGTACGCGGGTCGTCGAAGGCGGAAAGACGATGAAGATCAACGGCGATTACACCGTCACGAGCTTCAGCGGCGTGCCGTACATCACGAGCTCGTACTCGCCGTGCGGCGAAGTGAAGATGGTCCACATTCCGTCGCTGTTCTGGGTGGATCGCGCGGACTTCGTGCCGGTCACGTTCGACGGCCTGGGCGACGCACGGTGGATCGACGGGAAGGACGCCTTCTCGCTCCACTGGAAGTGCTACATGAACGTCGGCACGATCCGTCGGAACGCCCACGGCATGATCTGGGGCTTCACCGACAACAGCCGGTTCTCGCCGGTGATGTAGGCGCGACCAGCGGGTAGCGCGAGGGACGGCGCCTGCTGTCCCTCCGCTCTCGCCCTACTGAGAACTCTCAACGATGCAAGTACATCGACTTCCCAGGCCCGGCCGGTGGGGCACGCACCCGGTCAGTTACGTGTCGCAGTTGCTCGGCACGCTGACGGCCAACGTCACGAACACGCACTTTCTCGGCGGCACGAACGTGCGCAGTTGGATCGCGCGCGTCGCGGCCTCGTGTTTCACCGTCGCGTCCGACACGGACGGGACGCTCCTCGCCACGCTCAAGAAGTGGGACGCGTCGGCGGACGCCGCGGTGACCTTGTCGTCTGCCCTCGATCTGGAAGCGCTGACGGCCAAGGAGTGCACCGACTTCACCATTCTCTCAACGCTCACCGACGATCAGCGCACGCTCGACGTCGGCGACGCGCTGTATGTGGAGATCGTGAGCAACTCGGCGGCGATCAACACGCAGCCGGTCGGGCTCACGTTCGTGCCCGAACTCTTCGTCCTGACGTGAGCTCGGGCCTCATTCTTCCAGCGCATCTCGCGCGCGGCGGCGCACCGATCATCGGTGCGTCCGTCGCGTCGACGCGCGATCCGGAGCCGCCGGCGTCGGTGCTGCGCGAGCTCCAGCGCGAGGATCCGCGGTGGTTCTTGAAGTTTGGCCAGTTTCCGAAGCCGCACTGGGACGTGTGTGAGCGGTGGAACCTCGGTGATCCGAAGCGGGCGCGCATTCGCGCCGGGGAGATCCCGCCAGACGCGGACTACGACGTGATCTGTTACTGCCCGCCGGACATCCGCTCGGACGACGTCGTCGGGTACGTGCGCAGTCGTCTCGTGCGTGTTGTCGACGCACAGAAGCAGGCCGAACGCGAGCTCGCGGCGATCGACCAGGCGAACCGCGACGCGAAACAGCGGCGCCTGGACGGCGTCCGGCAGGAGCTCGAGCGGCAGCACGCCAACATGACGTCGCATGAGGCGAACCTGCTCGCCGGCGCGACGGATGCGCACACGATGATCCAGGGAGCGGATCTCACGTGAGCCTAACGCGAGCTGACCTACGATTGCGCGCGGGCACCTTGCTCGACGCTGTGTACAACGGCGCGCTGCACCCGCGCTACCAGGACACCAGCTGGCTGAACGCCACGCTGGGGCTCATCCACATGGAGGAGTGGAAGGGCATCCTGAACACGGCGCCGTACTATGAGGTGGGCGATCGCACGGTGACGACCGACGTGAACGGTTTCGTCGCACTGAGCGCGCTCGATTCCGGATCCGGCGACGACCGCGAGCATCTCTTCCGCATCCTCGAGGTCGCGGTCGAGGGGCAGCCGTACCGCTATGTCGAAGCGAAGGATTACCCGTTCGCCGCGAACGAAGGGACGCCCGAGCGCGTGTGGCTGGTCCGCGGCCGCCAGCTGCAGGTCCCCGCGATCCGCCAAGGCGCGATCACCGCGCTGGTCAACTGGTATCCGTGTCGCGCCGATCTGCTCTCGAGCGACGACCAGGAGGTCGTGTTCGTCGATGGGTACGAGCTGGTGCTCGCGTACATGCTCGCTGCGCGCATGGGCGGCAAAGGCGCCGAGGAAGCCGGCGCCGCGCAGTATCTCAAGGCGGAAGCCGAAGAGATTCGCGCGCCGATGCTGATCGATCTGCGGCGCGTCGCGGCGCGTCCGACCGCGGTGCAGGCGCAGGACGATGCCTCGGACTACGAGGGCTACATCTGATGGCACGCTCGCTCGTGCCCGGGCGCGACTCTGTTTCCGATTCGCAAGACTCATTCAGCGGCGGCCTCAACGCCGTCGCCGACGAAGCCGCGCTCGACAAGGATCAATTTCGCCGCGGCGACAACGCGCGGCTGATCATCGAGGGCGGTGTCACAAAGCGCCTGGGAACGCAGCGCACGTCGGCCGCCGCACTCGCCGGCGCACCCGTGCGCGGCGGCTACGCGTGGAAGAAGCCGTCGTCGATCGAGGAATTAGCACTCTGTAATGGACAGCTCTTCGTCGGCACGTACGGCATCCCGATGACGTGGATAGGGAAAGTCGGCGCGTTCGCGTCAGGGGCTGTGCCGAGCTTCGCGGGCTTCATCGACGGTTCGAACGAGGTCGCGTACATCGCCGACGGCGGCCCGCTGAACAAATACGACGGCGCGACCGTGAGTGTGGACCTGGCGAACACGCCGAACGTCTCGCGCATCGCGGTCTACAATCAGCGGCTCTACGGCATCTCGGGGAACGATCAGTCGATCTACGGGTCCGCGCTCAATGACGGCGATACCCTCGGCCACGATCCGTCGGGCGGCTTCGAGGCGATCGTGCGGACCTTCGGCGATCAGCATTTGACCGCGATCGCCGCGGTCAAGAACTCGCTGCTCATGTGGCACGTCTCAGGAATCTCGCGGTTCACCGGCATCACGCAGGACGACCTGGACATCGCCGCCGGCGCGCAGGGCATCACGTCGAACGTCGGCACGATCGCGCCGGATTCGGTCGTCGTGATCTCAAACGAGCGCCTCGGCATCGACATGGCGTTGTTCGTGACCGAGCGCGGCGTGCTCTCCGCGACTGAAGCGGGCATCTATCCGATCGCGAATCCGATTCGGTCGATCCTCGCGAAACTGAGTCGTACCGACTTCGCGCGCGTCGCGGCCGCGCACAACCGCGCGTTCTGCGAGGTGCTGTTCTACATCCCGGACGTCGGTGTCTTCGTGTACAACTACGCGCTCGAGGCGTGGTCAGGCCCCTGGACCGGCGGCTACACGAGCTCCGTGACGCACGCGATGTGGGAGAGCGAGGACGAGGACGGCCGCCCGATCGTGCTCGCGGGGAAGGCGAATGGCTTCGTCGAACGCATCGACGCGCCGCGCGTTTATCGCGACAGCGTGCTGAGCGACGGCAGCGGCGGAGATCTGTTCGCATTCGCGGTGCGCTGCCGGCGCCTCTACGCGAAGGACTTCGCCACCGAGAAGTCGTGGAAGTGGGCATACGTGCTCACCACGACGGCGTCGTCCACCGCGGCTTTGCGGTACGCCACGTCGATGGGCACCGGCCAGGTCTCACTTGGTGCCGCCGGCGTCAGCGTCGATGCCTGGGGCGGCGCGGGAACGATGTGGGGGGCGGGTACGTGGGGCGGTGCGTCGCCGTTGCCGCGCCGTGTGCCGGTGGGTGGCCGAGGTGGTTGGATCGACCTCACGATTGTCGATGACGGTGAAGCTGAGTCGACCTACAGCGCGCTGATGGTCGAGGGGACAACGCTCGGACGGCGGGGATCGTGAGGAGAGACGATGGCTGAAACAGTCGGCGAATTTCCGGTCGGAGCATTCATCGATCCGCAGAACGGCAACGCGCCGATCGACGCGGACGAGGTGCGCGCGAATGACGATGCGCTGCGCGCGGGTTTCAACAACCACGACGGCGCGGCGCCGATCCACTTTCAAGGATCGCTTCTCGCGGCGCGACCTGGCGCCGGCACAGCTGGGCGGAAGTGGTTCGCGAGCGACACGAAGCAAATCTTCCGCGACAACGGCTCGACATGGGATGAGATCGATTATCTCAACCTGACGAACGGTGGAACGGTCGCGGGTGCGACCACATTCGGCGGTGGACTCACCTCGACGGCCGGCGCGCGGACGTTCGGCGCGACAACGTTCAGCGGCACGATCACCGGAACATCGGCCACGTTGAGCGGTAGCGTTTCCGCGGCGGGCGCGACGCTGACGGGCGCATTGTCCGGAACATCCGCCACGTTCAGCGGCACAGTGGGCGCGGCCGGCGCGACGCTCACGGGAGCGCTGTCCGGGACCAGCGCGACGTTTTCGAGTACGCTCAACGTCACGGGCAACACCGTACTCGGAGGCACGCTCGCGCTCACCGGCAAGATGGCGCTCGGTGACGTGGCTGGGCTGCTTCGGTGGTCGCGCACTGGCCCAGAGTCCATGCAGCTCGTGGGCGACTCGAACGCCAACGCGAACTTGACGGTCCTCGGTCTAACAGCTCTCGGCGCGGCGACCGTCGGCACGACGCTCGGCGTCACGGGTGCGGCGACGTTCTCGAGTACGATCAACGGGCAGACGATTAGCTCGGCCGCCAATTTCACGGGGACGCTGGCCACCGCTGGCGCGATCAACGGACAGACCATATCGAGCGCCGCCGCATTCACGGGAACAGTTGGTGTCGCCGGGAACTTCGCGGTGGCGACCAACAAGTTCACAGTGACGGCCGCGAGCGGGAATACTGCCGTCGCTGGCACGCTCGGCGTGACGGGTGCGGCGACGTTCTCGAGCACGATCAACGGCCAGACGATTTCGAGCGCGGCGAACTTCACCGGGACGATCACCGCGGCCGGTGCGATCAACGGTCAAACGATCAGCAGCGCGGCGGCGTTCACTGGAACGATGAGCGTTGCCGGCGACTTCGCGGTGAACACGAACAAGTTCACCGTCGCGGCCGCGAGCGGGGACACGGTCGTGGGTGGAGCATTGACGGTGACTGGCGCCATGACGTTTTCGTCTTCGCTCACTGTGAATAGCACGATCACAGCGAATCAGGTGCAGACGCTCGGCGGAAGTACGGCAAGCCTCAACTCTGGTCAAACAGCGGACATCACGGTGCCGACCGGTGTGTCGCTGCTGACGATCCAACCAACAGCTGCCTCCGGTAACACCGTGTGCTGTTACATCCGACACGACGGCACAAACACAGTCTCTGTGACATTCGTCGCACGCACCGATGGTGGCTCTGGTCTCAACGTCACTGGGATCTCAACCACGCAGGTACGTCTCACAAACAACCTCGGCCAGACAGCAGTTCTGCGATACGGCTTCCTGCGGATCTCACAGCCCGGCGTGTAAGGACATGGCGACTAAGACCAACAAGCCCGAGTCGTCGACGACGCCGTCACAGCCGCGCGAGAGTGCACCGCCATACGACGCGCGCGAGGACGCGATCAAGCGGAACATGCAGCGACGGCTTGGGACGTCGGGCGGCTCCGCGGTCGGAGTGGCAGTGGGGAACGGCGCGACGTCGCACGCGGTCACTTTCGCCCGTCGTGAGTTCGATGCGAACTACGGCGTGTCGATCACGCCTTCGTGGTCCACGACCGTGCGGATCGCGCCCGCCGACAAGAGCACGACGGGATTCACGGTGCGATTCGGGACGGCCGCAGGCGCGACCGATTTCATCGACTGGTTGGTCTACCGGGCGGGATGAGAGGAGACTTATGAGGATACGCAGAGCACGCAGCGATGCGATCGCCCAGAGTCCGCGCGGCGAGCGGCGCGGTATTCAGATCGGGCCGCGCATTCGTGTCGGTGGGACGCTCGGGAAGATCGGCCAGAAAGTGAAGATCGGCGCGGGGAAGGTGCTCGCGAACCCAGTTGTCGACACCGCGCTCGCGTTCGTTCCGGGGGTCGGTCCTGGCGTGGCGGCGGGCGCTCGAGCGTTGGGCACCGCGCTCGACACGTCGCATGGGAGCGTCGGCCTGGGCACGATCGCAAAAAACGGGATCGAGCAGTACGCGCTCAACAAGGCCGCGACCTCCATCCCCGGCATGTTCGGCAAAGGCAAGTCGGTGACGGACATCCTCAGAGACGCGACGAGCATGGGCGGCGGCAGTGGCAGCGCGCCGGGCGGCGTCGCCGGATCCGGAGGCGTCGCGCAGACCGTTGCCCAGAGTGCTCCGCCGACTGGCGTCTTCGGGAAGCTCGGCGCCTTCGCCAAGAACAACAAAGACCTCCTCGTGGCGGGTGGATCGATCGCGAACAGCATTCTCGAGAACAACGCCAACAACGCCGCCAATCGCATTCGCGAACGTCAGGTGGCCCTGGATGAGCAGGCGTACGCCGACGCGAAGAAGCGCGAAGAAGAACAGCAGGCACGACTCGATCCCGTCCGTCAGCTGCTCATGGCGTGGCTCAGTCAGCGACTCGGCCAGCCGGGAGCGATGGGCCAGCCGGGAGTTGCGTAACCCATGGCCACCACTGGCTTCGCTCCGCTCCGGCCGCTCCGGCCGCGCGGGCAATCGCTGACGGACGACGAGACGCAGCAGTCGGCTCTCAAGCCCGCGACGACATTCGCTGGCATGCAGCAGCGCGGCATCGCGCGTCCGGCGCCGCGGCAGCCGAACTCGTACTACCAAGGCGCTGGCGCCGCACCGGCTGCCACACCGGCGCCGGCGACGTATCGCCCGCCCGTCGACCCGAATCGCCAGGCGCTGACGGACGCCGTCGGACAGATGCTCGCGCAGCCGTCCGCGTACTCGACGGACCAACTGAAGCGCGATTACGACACGTTGCTCGAGCGCCAGGGGCTCGACGCGGCTCGAGGAAAGAAGGCGATCGATGAGACGATGGCCGCGCGAGGCCTTCACGCGTCGACGCTCACCGGCGACGCGTACGGCAATCTCGAGTCGCAGCAGGCGCTCGAGCGCCGACAGTTCTCGAACGACTATCTGGATCGCGAGGCGAGTGATCTCGCGACCGCGCGCGCGAACGCGATCTCCGCGGCGCTCGGCGTGCAATCAGAAAACGCGAACGAAGGCCTCGCCACGTTCGGAGCGAACCAGGCGGCGCAGAAGCAGGCGGCAGACATCGCGCTCGGCCAGGGGAATCTGGGCGTGTCGCAGCAAGCGGCGGACACCGCGGCGAAGGCACAGGTCGCGTCCGAATCGCTGGGCAACCGCACGCTGGACGTCAACACCCAGCAAAGCGATCTCGATCGCGAGCTGCAGCGGATGCTCGGTGTCGGGAGTCTGGATCTCCAGAACCGATCGCTCGAATCAGAGAATTCGAATCGAGCGGCGGACCGCGAGCAGAACGCGGCGCAATTCGCGCAGTCGATCGGCCTCGATTACGCGCAGCTGTCGCAGCAGGACAAGCAGTACATGGCGGACCTGGCTGAACGGCAGCGGCAATTCAACCAGTCCGACACCCGTGCTGGGCAGCAGCTCGACCTCGATCGCCAGAAGGCGAATGACGCCGCGTTCCTGGGCTTCGCGTCGTTCGCGCAGGAGCTCGGGCTGGATCCGTCGACGATCTCGAAGCTGGTACAGTACTGGACGACGAAGATGGATGGCGCGCCGGCGACGACAGGAGGCGCCTGATGGCGATCAACGTGAGTGACGTGCTCGCGGCGCTCGTCGGCGCCGGCCAGGGTGTTACGCTCATCGATGAGCGCCGGCGCCGCCAGCGGCTCGACGACGAGGCGCGCGCCGATCGCGATCAGCAGCGCCGCGCGGAGCAGGCCGCGAAGACGTTTGAGTTCAGGACGAATTTGCGGAACGCCGGGTATCGCTCGGCCGACGACGTCGCGGCCGAGCTCACCGGCCAGACCGATCGCGCGATGCAGCAGCTCGCCGACGCCGGGCCGATGACGACGCCGAGCGGCATTCCTGCGGCCGACTCGCGCATCAAGGCGCTCATAGAGCCGCCGCAACTGAGGACGCGACCGCAGATGTCGGCGCCGCTGACGACCGCCACCGGGCGTCGCGAAACGCTCACGGATCCGAGCGGCGCGAGCGGAGACTACATCTTCGATCCGACGCAGACGAAAGAGACGCGAGACGCGATCGCGAAATCCAAGGCGAAGGATGCGGACGATGCGCGCGAGGAAACGCAGCTACGGCGCGTCGCGCAATCGTTGGTCGACAACGGCGTCATGGGTCGCGACGGGAAGCCGATGACGTTCGATCAGGCGTTCGGGATGGTGTACGCGCACAAGTTCGCGCCAGAGCTCGTGAAGCCGGCGACGCCGGACAATATCGACCCGCTGTCAAAAGCTGGCATCGCGGCGTCGGCGGAGCGTGCGGGCGCCGTCGCAAAAGCTGAGGCGCCGTTCAAGCCGCCGCCGAAGGATCCGAATGCGCTGCCGCCGGCACAGGCGAACCAGGTGAAGGCACAACAGACCGCATTGTTGAATCTCCAACGCTCGCTCGATGCTGTGCGGGAGTACGTCTCGCAACATGGCATCGAGTTGCTGGGCGGAGGCCGCGCGGCGCTCGGGACGCTGCTGGCCGACGCACAGATCCAGTACAAAGAGGCGGCGAACCTCGGTGCGCTGACGGGTCCGGATCTCGGCATGATCGACAAGGCGCTCGGCAATCCAACGTCCTGGACGCAGTGGATGCACGGCGGAAAGAACGGCGCACTGAAAGCGCTCGAGGGGGCACAGGCCTCGCTGCAACGCCGGGCGACGACGTTAGAGAACGTGTATGGTCTGCCGATGCCGAAGGAGTTTCGGCGGACCGCGGGGCCGGCGCCGTCCGGATCCGGCGCGCCGGCTGGCGCTGGCGGCGACACCGGGAACATCACGCTCAGCGATCCCGAGGCGTGGTTGAAGCGCCGCCGCGGAGGTGGCTGATGGACGAACTTCAGAAAGCCATCGCGAAGCTACGGCAGCTCGGCGCGACGCAGCAAGAGATCGACGCGTACGTCCAGGAGCATTCGCCCGCGTTCAGAGGGCGCGGAACAAGCGGCACATTCAGCGACGAGCCAAAGCCTGGCGCGCTGTCTCGCATCGGCGACCGATTGAGCGGCGCGATGCAGCAGCTCGTCGACGATCCCTTCGGCACACTCGGCTCGATGGCCAAGTCCGCGGTGAAGGCGCCCGTCGAGTCGTTCATGCGCACGTTCGACACGCCGGTCGTCGGCGAGGAAGTGTCACCGGCGCGGTATCTCCGCGGGAAGGCAGGGCCACTCCCCGGCGCGCTGCCGATGGGCGCACGTATCACGAAGGAGAACACGCCTGGCGCGATCACGCCTGCCGAGCATCGCGCGGCGGGGCTGCAGACCGTCGTGAACGCCGCACTTCCTGCGATCGCATCGCGCACGGGCGGCGCGTTGGTGCGTCAGGGAGTCAACAAGTTTCTGTCGAACGCAGTTGGCACTGGCGCGGCCGGCGCGGCGGCAGGTGCGGCCTATGATCCCGAAGACCCGCTCGTAGGCGCTGTCACTGGCGGCATCACAGGCGCGGTGCTGGGGCCCGTTGGTGAGGGAATCATCAAGGGCGGCGGAAAGCTCACGTCGGGCGTCGTGAACGAGCTCGGGCTCCGGCCGAGTGGGAAATCAGCCGTCGAGATGTTTCAGGACGCGTTGAAAGTGCAGGAGCCGCTCGGACCGCAGGCGCAGTCGGCGACACCGAGCATCGAGACAATATTTGGCGGCACGGGTGGTTCAAACGCGCCGCCGAGCGCACCGACGAACTTGCAGCGCGTGCGCGCCGCGACTGGTCGTCTTGTCGAACGCGCGACGCCGATCGAATCGGCGAAGACGCGCGCTCTGCGTGAAGTTGCCCGACGCTTCAGCGCTGAGTCAGGGGACAATGTCACGCGCGGCGACGCACTGGCGTTTGCCGATCGCGCGGGCGACAAGCCGATCATGCCGCTCGATCTCGGCGCCGGAAACGTCGCAGGGCTTGCCCGGATGGCGAAGGACACGCCGGGCCTCGGCCGTCGTCTCATTCCCGAAGCGTTACATGGGCGCTCGAGCGGCGTCGGCGTCCCAGAGGGAGAAGGTGCGACGCTGCAGCGCGTGACGTCGGACTTCGAGAAACGGATCGGCCTCAAGCCGGAAGACTACTTCCGGTCGCTCGAGGACATGATCAAAGAGCAGAAGGCGAATGCGTCCGCTGACTATGGCGCCATTCGCAACACGCTCGTCGACGATCCGGAAGTCCTCTCGCTGTTCGACATTCCTGAGTGGCGTGCCGTACATGAGCGAGTTCGCACGAACGCACGCGTCGCGCACAAGGGCGAGGTGATCCCGCCGCTGCGCGACGTGAGTGAAGCCGTCCAGGCCGCGGATGCGGCGGGCGTTCCGGATGCATTGAACGCGCAGAAGCTGGGAACCCTCGACAAAGTCAAACGGCAGCTCGACAAGATCATCGAGGGCAAGGCCGAGGGCGGGCCGATCGATCGAGACCTCGCCTACTCGATGCGCGAGCGACTGAACGAAGTTCTCACCCGGATGGACGAGCTGCACCCCGAGTACGGCAAGGCGCGCAGTCGCTATCGCGGCAGCGCGGAGATGATGGACGCGTACAAAGCCGGGAAAGAAGATTTCCTCACGGAGGACCCGCGCTTCATTCGGAGCAAGCTCGAGACGTTGCCGGAGCGGTTACAGGATCTGTATCGCCGCGGCGGCTACGACGCGCTGCGTTCCGATAAGCTTATGAAGTTGAGTGATGCTGCCAACATCGGGGACGCGCTGTTGAAGAATCCAGACATTCGCGCACGGATCGAAGCGCTCGCGAAATCTCCGGAAGAAGCGACGGCGCTGCGCGGCGATCAGAGCATTGAGCAAGCGATGGGCTTTCGGAAGAACGCCATTCTCGGCGGTCCGAACACGGCGGAACGGCTCATCGAGTTCGAGACGACGAAGCCGCGCCTCACGCGGGCCGGCGAAGTCGCTCGTCTGATACCTGGCGTCGGAAAAGCAGCGGGGGCACTCGTCGACAACCGACTCACACAGCGCGCGGCCGGCCAGACGGCGGATGTGATGGGCGAAGTGTCGAAGATCCTCACGCGGCCAGGCCGCGCGGGCATCGAGCAGACCTTTGACGAAGTGATGCAGTTGCTGGCGGCCGACGCGCTACGGCGTCAGCGATTGCGCGCGGCGGGCAACGTCGTGATCGGCAGTGCGCAGCCGCCTACTTCTCGTTGAAGACGCGCCGCATGTCGATGTCGTCGCTGACCGGATTATCGCCGCGGATCTTAGCCGCGCGATTGACAGTGGCCTCGAGGACGGCGCCTGTCGCGGCGATTCCCCGGGCTATCAGGCGCAACCAGTACCACAGCACGGCCGCAATGATGCAGCACCCCACTACCACGCCTAGAAAGATGCCCATGGGCCTGAATCTATACCGGAACTCGAGGACCGACAGCTGATGGACCCGCACAGCCTGGGCGAAGTCGTCGTCGGCGGCGTCGTCGTCGCCAAACAAATCATGGACTTCTTCGGCGGCCGCACCAAGGACAGACGCCACCGCGAAAGTACCGGCGCGATGCGATCCGACCTCTCCGGGCAGATCGCGGCGATCAACCTCGAGCTCGCGGAGCTGCGCGCGTTCGTGGTCGGTCCGGACGGCGAGAACGGGATCCGAGGCGACGTGCGGGAGCTCAAACGGGACGTCCGGCGACTGCTCGATCGCGATCGAGGGCGCACTTGAAACCTGCGTCCGGATCCGGCAGGGCGCCCGATAGACAACGACAAAAGCGTGTCGGGCCGGCACGGGAAACTGTGTACTTGGTGCACACGTGGCTATGTCCGGTGGATCCCTGTGAATTTGCGCTCGGCGGTGCGAACGGCATCGTCGAGCTTTTTCTTGAGATCTTCGACGTTCGTCCGAAGCTCACTCAGAGACATGCACTCCGATGTGAGCGACGCAACATCTCCGAGCGGATTGCTGGCATCAATCCAAGCCCGCTCGCCGACTCCGTCGACACGGTCAAACACGAGCTTCACTTCATAGACCCAGTAAGTCGTAGGCATGGAACCCCGCGGTTTATAGTTCTCTAATGGCCCCCTGATTTGCGCGACGGGCTACTTCTTTGACGCATTCTTCGGGCGGCGAGTTGGGCGATCTACTTGGTTGCCTCGATCCAGGAGACTAACGGGCTGAGATCGTGTGCCCAGAATAAGGTGAGACCGCGATTCTGCGCATCAACCAGGTTGTGGTGCTTATAGACGCCACTGAGCACGGCTGCGGGCACGACCTGGAGCTCGCCATAATCCTTCCGCCACGCCTCGGCTTTGGCGGCAGCATCGTTGTTGAGACGCTTGACTGAATTCGTCGCGCTGTTCGAGACTTTGCATTCGATGGGAAGGACTCGATCATCCCAGAGTCCAACGACGAAGTCGGCCTTCCTCTTCCCGAGCATCGATTCCCGGCAGAATTCACCTTTGCCCGGCGCCTTCTGCAGCGTCGTGATTCTACGCGTTTTGACCTTGGTCAAGCCGGCGGCAGTGAGGACGTCTTCGACAAGCTGTTCTTGCTGTTTCTTCCCGGTGCTGCGGCGGCCCGTCTGCAACCGTTGTGTTGCCATGAGTGCTGCCGAAGCGATAATCGAAGCGTTCTTCTCTGGTTCAGTTGGGTCCCGATGCTCGCTGATCCAGACAAAGCGCCGACGATCGAGACCATCTCGAATGACCTGGATGACACGCGCGAGCATCGCCGGATCATTCTTCAGCTTATCCGGCTTCAGCGAGCTCGCTTCAGACACGGTCAATAAATCGTCTGTCGAAATCGGCGGTCCGGCCAAATAACGCAGCGCTTCTGCGAGCTGCTCACTGCTCATCACGTCAAGCGCCTTCTCGTCGAGCGCGGAGAGATCGATCGTCGCCTCGAGGAGATCTTCGACAACGCCTTGGTACTTGTCGAAGAGGTCGTGGTAGGCCTCCACCGGTTCTTTTAGCCGCTCGTTCCGAAAAATTTCAGTGGCGGCTAACCGCTCCTTCTCGAGCTGAACGTCATCATGTTTCGGAGGCGCGAGCACTTAAAACTCTCCCGCCGCCAAGAGATCCGGAGCAGGAACAAGGATGCGCTCCATCTCCCGCGGTTCAAACTTTGTCAGCCCGCCGGCGTACGTCCGTCCCTCCGAGACACAAATTGCTCCGGAGAGATAGCGCACGAGATTCACCATCGATTTCTCCGACAGGCGCTCGCGCGGATACAGACCGTGCGCAATGTTGATGTAGCGAGCTTCCGCGCGGTTCCGCACGAACGCAGGCGCCCGACGCGCCATGTATGTTGCCATGATCGGTGGCGGCTCGCGCAGCCCAACAGACCACCACGCCTTTCGGTGGCGCGCGATGTACCCTGTGTGTGCGCCCTGCTCTCGGGCCTTGCGAAGGAAGCGTTCGATCGCGCGTCGGTCGTCCGGTCCAAAGCCGTCAAGGTCAACGGGCAGGTCGATCACGCGACGCAAGCGATTTGCACTTGAAAGCACTTCGCCGGCAGCGATCAGCTCTCGCGCTTTGGTCACCGTTGGGAACAAGACAGAGTCCGGGAGATCAGCACTGTGATCGCCCGCGATCCACGTTTTGTTCGCGCCCGTAACCGAGCCGCGGTGCACGCGGCAAACTTCGCCGAGCTCGACATAGTTCGCTCGCACTTGGCGCGTCGGCCGAGACAAGTGACTCCAACGCGATTCAGCTGCGAGGCGATCGCGATGAACGAGTCGGCCGTGTCCAATGCGCTCGACGTCGTCGATCGAGTCCACCCGGTTCAGCGAGATCGAAGCAGGCGTGTTGCCAATTGAGAAGGTTGTGATCGCGGCCGTCGTGGCCGCGTCGGCGAATGCGCGCACCGTTGGTTCGAGAACCAGAAGGTCCTGCCCGCCGAGTGGACCTAGAAACAGATCGCGCACCAGGCGGCCGTAGTTCACGTCGAGCCATTCAGCCGCCGTGATGAACACGCCGAGATCATCCGCTTTCGAAGCGAGCGCCGTCGCCAGGAAAAAGTGAACGTGCAGACCGGCGAGCTGGCTTGCTGAGAGGTCTAGGCTTGCCGCCTTCTCAACGAGCCAGTCTTTCCACGTCGCATCAATCAAATGGTGTCTGACGTACGGGGGATTCCCGATAAAAAGCGAGCGACCGTTCACGGTCGGCAGTGTGATTGCGCGGTAGTCGCTGAGAACGATTCTCGCCCGGCCGGCCATACCATGCGTCGCCAGATTGGCTCGCGCGATGAGTGCGGCGAGTGGGTCAATCTCCACGCCGATTAGGCGTGCTCTGGGAAAGCGCCGACCGGCCTCAAGGAGAAACCGTGCCGACCCAACGCCTGGATCGATCACGCGCACGGGTCGCTTTCCAGCGCTCTGCTCGGAAGCCCAATCGAGCATGAGCGTCACGATCGACTGTGGCGTGTATGTCGCTCCGAGTGGTCGCCGATCGGCGGGCGACCGAATGCGAACGAAGGAATCTCCTAACGGATCTTCGCCGGCTCTAATGCGACGGCGGAGATCAGCGACCAGTTTTCTCGGGAACTCGCGTACGTTGGCCTTCGAGGCAATCAACCGCTGCTCCAAGCGCGAAACGTCGCCCACCGCGTGAGGTCCGAGGGCAACCACGGCGCGCACCAACGCCGCTTCGGTCAGGAGCAGACCTTCGTCGTCAAAGAGCGAAAGCTGAGCTTCCTTCTTCGCCTGCGCCGCTCGGTCGGGGCGTCGCTCTTTTAGGCGAAGAGAGTCGGGGATCCCTCGTGGCTGGCGTTGCACATAGGACTCTTGCATTCGTCTAGTTGTGGTGCGTGAGTCGGAGCAAGCGCGGGCCCGCGCGGTCAATTTACGAATTGAGTGGTCGCGCGAGAAGGGCGGATCTTGATGCTGGAGGCCAGCTCCCTCACCACGAGATCGATGCGTCGACGGCTGGCCAGCGGTAGTTTGAGAGCATGCCAAGACAGACCCGCCTCCGTGACCACGCGCGAGAATGGATTGCGCGCCTTCCCGTCGATACGGTGTTCACCAACGTCGAGTTGTACGATTTCCTCGCACAGAACTATCCGCGGGAGTGTCGCGCCCGCGGTGACGCGAAGAATGAGCCGAGGTTTCACACCGACGCGCGCTGGGCGATTCAGGACTCGAGAACTGCCGCGAGTTGTACGATTTCCTCGCACAGAACTATCCGCGGGAGTGTCGCGCCGAGCTCAAACTGACCCACTAATACTTATGGGTCGACGCGCTCGGGCGGCTTCCCGAAGCTGCGGGCCGGATCGTGGACGCGCCACTGCCGTCCGGATCCGTCGGTGATGATCACAGCAATCGCGGGCGCATGGTCTCGGGGTCTTCCCCGCGGTGGTACTCATGAGCGATCCGCTCGAGCAGATCGGTCACGTCGATGACAAAGGTCCGATCGCCGAGCGTGACCGCGAGCTCGGGCGGGCTCTCCGTTTCGCGGGTTCCTCCGCGGGGGATAAAGTTCTGTACCGCGAGGCCCATCTCGAGCGAGCGGCCGCCTGGACCATCAACGAATCCTCGCGCGATCTCTTTGACCTCGTAGACACCGCGTTGCGGCAGCGTCACGCGGATCGTGACGTCGAATGGTGGCTCAGTTATAGTTGATCACGTTAGGTTCCGATCGGCGTGGCTGGCCGGGGTCCGGAATGCGTGGCATGGCTGGGCAGGCACGGCGTGGCCAGGTTGGCTATGCGTTGCACGGCAAGGCCCGGCAGGCGAGCCTAGGCGCCGCGTGGCATGGAACGGCTGGGCTGGCGAGGCTTGGCGAGGACGGCCTGGTAGGGTGCGGTATGGCGAGGTCCGGCAGGTTTGGCCAGGCTGGGCCGGGATCGGCGAGGCCGTGCTGGGCAGGGCGAGACGAGGCATGGACGCCGTGTGAGCAAACACTCACACGGCGTTTTTCGTTACGGCACGAAGAATGTCAGTGGCCGGCGGTATAATCGCGCCAAGTCTGCGAGTTCGATGACGTCCACGCGTCTTTCGCCGGTCTCCATTCGCGAGACGCGCGACGCGGGTATTCGGAGGAGCCTCGCGACATCCTCCTGGGTCAGACCCCGC